GTACTGGATGGTCAAAGGGCGCATGGCTGACGCTGCTGCACAAAAGGCATCGAGTCGAGCAGCACTTCAGCGCAGAGCAGCGCAACGTGCGGCCCTGGTTACCGACCGGGGCTCACGACCAGGCAAGCCTGTGCTCAGTCCAGACTTGAAAGATGCAAGTGCGTTTGACATTTATCAAGCCTTGAAGGCGCAGCGAAAGTAGGGTAGCGTTCCCTTACAGGTTGGACCCGCAAGGACACGCCAGCCCTCGGCCCCCGGTTGTGGACACGCCGCTTCCCCTCGAACCTCTTGGAGAATTCAATGCCGACCACGACCGGCGTCCAGAATGACATTCTGGCCAGTACCCTTCGCATCCTGCGCGACAAGGAAGTGGACAACACGTTCCGCATCATCCCCCTCGTCGATGCAGTCAACACCCTCGGAAACGTCGAAGACGTTGACGGTGGCTCGTACATCGACAGCCCCGTCATCCTGACCGACCACTCCACCATCACCCAGCTGTCCAACGGCTACGAGGCAGTCAGCCTTGCAGTCAAGGATCCGCTCCGCACGGCCACCTACTCCTGGTGTGACGCGACCGCTCCGGTTGTCATCACCCGCAAGGAAGAGCTGAGCAACAAGGGTGAGAGGGCGATCATCCGTATTGCCGAGGCCCGTCTCAAGCAGACCATGGGCATGTTCAAGCGCGAGATCGAGAAGCAGCTCATCGCTGGTGACTCGACGATCTTGACCGACCTCGAGACCCTCAACGGCCTCGACGGCGCAACGGGCTGGTTTGAAGAGGGTGCCTTTGGTTCGCAGACCAACACGGTCGGCGGCATCGCCAAGGGCGGCTTCCCCAGCTCCTGGCAGAACCAGGTTCAGAACGGTTCGTTCTCCAGCAACGGTCTGCAGAAGATGCAGTCTTTGCTCATCGACTGTCAGCAGTTCGCCCCTGAGGGAGACATTGATCTCATCCTCGCGAGCCCCGCAAGCTACGGTCTGTACAAGAACGAGCTGCAGGCGCTTGAGCGGTACGTGTCAGCCACCGAGGTTCGGAACATGGCGGGTCGCCTCGCCCTGGAGTTCAACGGCGCGCAGATGTTCATCGAGCCCAATCTCGGATTCACCGGATCGGGCGGCTCCAACAAGATGAGCATGTACTTCTTGAACAGCCGTCTGTTCAACATCTACTTCGACCGCGATGCCAAGTTCGCCCTCGGCGACATGGAGTCCATCAGCGGCTACGCAGCCATGTCGGCTCAGATTGCAGTGCGGATGCAAATCTGCACCAGCAACTTGTCCGGTCACGGCGTCCTCGTCAACGCGGAGACTTGAGCCTATGGCAACCAACACTCTTCTTCAGAAGCTCGACGGCGAGTCCGACTTCGGTGGCGGTACCTCCAACCGCCGTCAGGTCGAGTCCTTCCTCTACGTCGTTCCCGCTGGCTCCGGCACCCACACCCTGGCTGCTGGCAACTGGATGGCGTTCGACTCCGGCAAGACCGGTGCCGACCGTGTGCTCTACGTCGAGCAGGCTGCCGCTGTCACCAACGGCAACCCGCTTGTGGTGGGCGTTTTGCGCGACGACATCAGCGTCGAGCAGATCAGCGGCGTGACGCAGGACATCACCGTCCACGTCGTCGTCGCGGGCTACATCGACGGCGTCAAGACCACGGGCAGCGTGGCTACCGACATCGCGCTTGTGGTGGACGCCACCGCAGGCACCGGTTCGGCTGCCGCAGCGACCGACCTGACCAACGCCTGCGGGGTTACCCTCGGTCCTGAGTCCGGTGGTGCCGCACCCGTCTGGGTCTACAAGAACTTCTGAGCAATCGCCACATCAACGCACCCCGCTCAGCCCGCCTGGGCGGGGTGTTGTCGTAGGAGAGCCCCATGCCCGGTACCGACCTGCGCGCACTGCGCGAGTACGTCGCCAACGTCCTCGACTACGACCCCGACAACGACACCTACCGGCGTCAGATCGACCGCCTGCTCAACGAAGCAGACCGGGCCATCTGTCTTGCCAAGCCGTTCACGTTCACCAACAAGGTGGTCGACGTGACGGCTTACGCCGACCGCAGCGCCACGCTCAGCTTCACCAGTGGAGGACGCCTCGTTACTGCAGGCTCGTCGTTCTTTGTTGAGAACATGGTGAACCAAGAGCTGGTGGCTGACGGCAAGACGTACACCATCACCTTCGTAGACAGCGGAACGCAGGCGCGCATTGAGCGCGACTTCGAGTCGACCACCGGCAGCTACACGGGCGAGGTCATCAACCGCTACCTCGACCTTCCTGCCGACTGCACCTCAGTGCTCAACGTCGCGCGGCGCAGCAACACCCGCACGCCCGACGACCCGGGCTTGTTGTCGCCACTGTCCCGGTACGAGGACGAGTGGTACAACCTGCCGTTGGGCGAAGTCAACCTGCCCATCTACTGGATGAACTACGACGCAGCTTACCTCGACGGGCCGCGCAAGAACTTCACGTTGGCCGTCGTGTCAGGCACCAGCAACGGAAACCGAACGGTTGAGTTTACCTCGACCTACATCCAGGGCGGACGGGAGAGCGCCTACGGAGAGATCGTTAGCCTCACAGCAGGCAACACCGAGGACTACCAGCTTACGCCGATGCTTGGCGTGGCCAACGACGGCCTGAAGAAGAAATACTACTTTCGGTCTTCAACGATTGGGCTGAAAGACTGGCGTTTGCTGAACGATCCCAGCGGCGGCGATATGATTCTTGACCCAACAGACGTGACCGCCCGCACGCTTGTGGACCTTACCGAGAGCGAACTGACGACCAAGGAAAACCTGTACCGCCGGGAGCGCATGACTACGGCAACAGGGTTTGTGCAGCGCATTCGCCTGTACCCCCGACAAGACAAGGACTATGTCTTTACTGTCCGGTACATGCAGAACCACCGGCCCATGGTTGAGGACGGCGATACCTCGTCCATCCCGCCCGACCAGCGCATGGTCATTGCCTACATGGCGCTGGCCGACATTCTCATGAAGCACGACAACCCGACACAGTCAGAACTATACCGTCGTCGGGCCGATGAGATTCTGATGCGCCTCGAGCGCCGCTACCTCATCACGCCAGCTCGGCGCATCGTGAAGGGCAACTGGCTCGCCAACATGGAGCCCAACAGCTTCTCGCGGTTCACGACCCTGGTGCACACATGAGGGGCCAGGTCCAGCAGGTTCGCGTTGCCAAGGGCATGCAGCAACAGCTGCCCCAGCCACCGGACTCTGCCACCCTCATCGAGAACTGGACGGTCGACCAGCGCACCGGCGCGCTCAGCAGTCGGCTCGGCTACGAGAAATACCGCGTTGCGGCCAGCGACAAGTTCGTTCCGTTTGCCACCACCAAGCGCATCGACAGCGTCTACGTCCTGCAGCAACAGCCGGGCGGTGCACGGCAGAGCATCCTCTTCGAGACGGGCGGCTTCCTGTACCTCTACTACGAGGTTGGACAGGCAGCGTCCCTCGTTGAGCTGGCGGCGGCGCGGAACATCCCGACGCCCACCCAGGCCGGGTCGGTGTACTGTCAGGTCGGGCGCAGGGTTGTGGTGACCAACGGTGTCGACGCACCGCTCATCGTCGACCCTTGGCCTCTGCCCGAAAGCTCGGACATCAACGGCAACATCCGTGAGAGCATCGCACGCCCTGTCGGCTTTGCCGGCCGCCCGTCGCCGCCCGAGGCCATGCGCGTCACCAACGTGCAGTATTCGCCCGACACCACGATGAGCATCGAGAGTGCCGACGACGTGGGTGCTGACACCCTGTCGCTCTGGACCACCACCGGCTCGCAGACCCTGGGAACCCCCAACCGCTTCGGCATGGGCAGGCCCGACGCTTTGGTTGCTGGTACCGGTGGTTCCAACAACGACGAGGTTATTCGATCCGACGCGCGCAATGTGTTCAAGTTCAAGGTTGCTTACGTAAGCGACACCGGCTCGGTGGGTCCAGCCTCTGGCGAGGTGACCGCTCAGTGGTCCATTCCCATCGTGGCGGGTCAGGGTGCGTACAACGGATTCCGCTACAGTCCGACGCTCCGCATCCCAACTGGCCCTCCCGGTACAGTAGCTCGCCGCATCTATGCCACCCAGAACGGCGGCCGTGACTTCTTTTTCGTCGACGACGTTCGCAACAACACAGAGCTGTTGTACCACGCGACCCGCAGGGACAGCACCTTTTCGGTGGCCGCGCCCAGCGACCTCGACATCGTGCCGATGCCTGCCTCGGCGGCCAAGGTCTGTGCCTCGTTCAAGGGCTGCCTGTGGTTGGACGGAGGCACGGCCGACCCCTCGCGCCTGTACTTCAGCTACCCTGGGCTGCCTGACCAGTTTGGTGCTGCGGACTACCTAAACCTCAACAGCCGAGGCGGAGCTGTCGTCGGCATGGCTCAGCACTACAACGTGCTGCTCGTGCTTCGCGAGCAGGGCATCGACATGGTCACCGGGTCGTACCCAAACTTCACCGCGCAGACCATTACCGACCAAGTGGCCTGTCGCTCGCCGCACAGCATCGACATCATCCCTGGCGTGGGCACTGTGTTTCTCGCCGAAGACCAGGTCTACGCAATCCAGGGCGGTCTCGTTGGCGGCTCGCAGGTGCAGCTTGTACCGCTCGGTCAACCTGTGCGTGAGGAGCTGCAGCGGTTGACCCGTAGCTGTTCACACCGAGCTGTGGGGCGGTACAGCCCACGGACTCAAGAGTATCACCTGTACATTCCAGCAGACGGTAACGACCGTCCAAACCTTGGTTTGGTGTACCACATTGTCCGGGGTTGGGGTGTGCGAACTGGGTTTCCAGTTGGGTGCATTGATCGTTTGCACAACGGCACGTTGTTGTTTGGCCACCACACAGGCGCAGAGGCCGGAGCGAACTCCGAGGCAGGGTTGTTTGTCATCAGCGGCAAACGGGCCATGGGCGGCAAGATTGAGTCTGATGCATACGTTCTCAACAATCCGCCGACCTCCGTGTACGAGAGTGCGTGGCTGGACATGGGTGACGCGCAGGTCAAGAAGCAGGTGCACTACGTCACGCTGTGGATTCAAACCACGGGCAGCGTCGAGCTCAAGCTGAGCCACTTCAAAGACTTTGGCTACACAGAAGTCGGAATCAACAAGTCCTATCTGGCACAGCCACCCGACACCTCGAGTCAACCCGTGCTCGACGAGGGACTTGTGAGAACAGCAAAGTGGCAGCGCGCACAGCTCGTCCCCATTCGAATCGGCGTTGCGCAACAGTCTTGCTCGTGGTTTAAGTTTCGACTTGAAACTACCGACGACCTGCTGCTTGTCGGCTACGAGGTTGAATACCAGTCCCGTGGTGTTCGGGTCATTGCAGGGAAAACGGCATGAAAGAGTGGACCCAGCACGAGGCCAAGAGCAAACAACTCATTGAGGCCGATCAGTTCAACGCGCAACACACCTCCTTCCGGGGTCAGATTGCAGGCTTGGACCGCAGTCAGTTGCCTGCTGATGTGGTGACTGAAGCTCGACTGGTTGACCACGCTACTCACATTGTTGTTGTGCACAACCTGTGGGCAGCCAGCGGCGGCGAAGCCGACACCGAGGGTGAGCAAACCAACGTGCGAGCCACGCAGGGCAACACCCGCAACCAGACCTTCCGGGCAATCACGCACCAGCAGTACGGTGGGGGCTGGCGCACGGCGTTTACCTACACTGTCGACCCGTTCAAGGGCGGCAGTTTGCAGACGGAGTGGTTTGGAAACATCGCTTGTTTCCAGTTTTTCTACCGCAGCGCCAAGCGGGACAACAACGCCAGTCCGTTTACGAAGCCCATCAGTCGTCGCGTGTCGATGCGGATTTTGCACAACGGCGTCACTGTCGCAGAACGGTACGGGGCGGCCAAGCCCATGGACCACTTCCGCGTCATCGGCGAGGGCCAGGCTCCCGCCGGTCCTGTTGAGGTACAGTGTCAGTGGCGGCTCACGGGCCCAGGGCCCGATGATGCTGACGAGGAAGTTTCGGCCAACACAGACATCATGCAGGGTCACCTGTTCAGCAACAGGGTGGTCAGCATTGGGAGGTGGCGATGAGCCGTATTGAACGCGCACGGGTCAAGCCGGGTGAGGCAACGGACGCCACTACGCTGAACAGCACCTATGCAGACTACACTCAAAGCGCGGCGCTCAACAGCGCCAACTCGCGCGATCAAGCCTTTGGTATTGCACACTTCGCCGACAGCGGCGGCCCCATCAAGTACGCAGGCCAGGAGCACTTGGGCAACCAAAGCTTGCCCACCGAGGCGTCGCCTGCATTGACCACAGTGAGCAGCGCCAGCGGCAGCGCGCCCACCAGCCCACACGCCGTGCAGACCTCGACGGGCACCCAGACCTTCCTCGACCTGTCGAGCAGCTCGTGGTCCGTGACCAGCGGCGATGTGCTCCGAGTGTGGTGGCACCTGAACTGCAAGCCAAAGTACAACACGTCCACAACACCGTGGTCAGCATCGGGCGTCAAGGGCCAAATCACTTTCGACACCGCAGGAAGTTCTGGACAGACCACCACCACCGACAGCATGCACTGCTGGGTCGCGTACTTGCAGTGGGAGAAGACCAGCTCTTCGCTGGCAAACTGGCAGGACGTGCCGGGGCAAGATGACTTTCTGACTACCATCGACAGTCAGGTGGGCAGCAAGTTGGCAGACACATCGTCCACCACCGTCATCCCCGCGTGGCTTGTGGTTGGCAACAAGCAGTCGACCGGTGGCGAAATCGGAACAACCGGAGTCCCCCAGACTTTGGGCTACAACGCAGCCTACGGAATGTTCGCTTACGACGTAGCAACCAACGCAACTATCTACGGGCTGCGCGTGGTCATCCGAGGGCTCATGCATCCGCAGCACGACAGCAGCGGTTCGCCCTACGCCAACCTGCTCGTGTACGATCTCAATGCTGTGGGTGAGCTGGACTACGCAGGTGGTCGCATCAACGCCCTCGTCATGCGGGAGAAGTAATGGCGTACTCTCCACCCAACACGTTCACTGACGGCGATCCGCTTGAAGCTGCCGACCTCGAAGGCAACGATCAGGCACTGCGGGTGTACCTGCACGAGGGTGTGGTCGACGCCGACCTGTTGTCCAGCACGCCCTGGGTTGAGGCCCAGCACATCCAGTCCCCGGTGGTCGACCCCATCCGTGGCCTGCAGCACGGCGTGACCGGGTGGCAGGGCAGCCAGTGGTCGGGCGGCTTCGGTGTGCGGGCACAGTTCGCATCGGTTGCGCTGACGGGCAACCGCTCCGATGCCACGACCGAGGCCTTCGAGGTGTTGCCCCAGACGGCGTTCACCTTCGAGCTGCGCCACCCTGCGCTGGTCATCTTCCACTGGTGGATGGAGACGTTCAACGGACCGGACGACAACGTCTCCAGTGCGTCGGATGCGTCGCTGTACGTGGGTGAGTACACCGAGGCACAGCAGTTTGCCACCGGCCGGGTCGTGCCGACTGCACCCACCCAGAGCCTCGTCTCCAGCAACAACCGCGAGGGCTGGGTACCCAACACCACCAGCCCGTTGCGCGTGGCTGGACCGTACAACC